CTAAATAATCTGCTGTGTTTGTAAGCCCAACATTTGCCCAAATGCAATATACACCAGCAACAGGAACTGTATAACTAGCACCAAGCGTTGAGGAGTTGTCTAAGCCACCCCCACGACTTTCTTCAATCGCATCAAAATATACTGGCTTATCTGTTCCTGCGATTGCGCTTGTTGCAACACCAGCATATCCTCTAAAATAAAAATAAGGAACTTGAGGTGTAAGAATATGTCCAGTGCTATCAATGCTAATCGCACTAGTCCCAGAGGAGTTCTGGATGTTGTCTACTTTTAATACTGAAGTCATCCTGTTCTCCTATGCTTCATCTGTTTGATAGGTCATCTGCAACATAATCGTTGAACTACCTGAACCAAAAAGACCATTTGTTACAAGGGCGGCAACACTAGTACCATCCGCATAAACAAGATTTATTGTTTTTGTATTATAAGAGGCATACCCCATAGGGGTATATCCTGTAGCAAAAGAAGCCCAACCATTAAAATAACCAACAACGGCACTTGCATTATAATTTGTAAGATTTCTTACTTTAAACGGCAACCCAACTATAGTTACATTTTGTCCTGTTGCGCCACCGTTTGTATAAGTTAAAGTGCTGGGGCTACTTAACATAATATCAACATGAACTGTATCACCTATTCTAACATACTCACCTATTTGAAACGCATAAGTCCCACTTAAAATTCCTGCGGTAGGGTCGGTTGCCGCAGTTGAGGAATACTCAGGCGTAAACGTGCCAGTCCTATAAAATGCGCCTGTGCCTACTTGAGGTAAGGCTACGTTACCACTACTATCAATCGTAATAGCATCTGTGCCGTTGGTGTGTTGGAGCGTTTCAACGCCTAATATACTTGCCATTGATTATCTCCTATTTAGCTATTTCTAAGAACATTACTGATGAAGGTGAGCCAGAATAGCCTGTAGAAGCTGACCTATTTACAATTAATGTTCCACCACCTACTGAACCTTGACAAACTACAGTTACATTACTTCCATCAGTATTTTCCACACTTGTAATCATTGTAGAAGGCATATACCCTACATTATTCAAAGAAGTAGCACTATAAAAAGCATGAGTAGCATAAGGGGCTGTTCCTGTAGAAAGAAAATCAGAGCCGTTTATTACCCATTTGTAATAACAATAATTGTTATTTTCACTATCTAAGTTAGCTACACCTTGTATAAGTATTGTACTGTTTGTTAGCTTTGGTGTATAAAAACCAAAATCTAAATCATCAGCCCAAGCCGTAGCACTAGACCTAGTAGTTTGGGCAGTTATTTGTTTTACTTCTGCACCTACAATCATCCCTGCTGGAAGTGTTATAGTATTACCAGTAGTCTTTGGATGTATTTCATCCACATATAATTTACTCATCTAAACCACCGTAAACGTGCCGTTAATAGTCAAGGTAACGCCACTCCCTATAGTAAATGCACCAGCCACCATAGCGTTCTCATCAGCCGCTATAGTCACGTTGCTGGTAAGAGTAGTGTCGTTCACTCTGATTGCGTTGTTCTTCATAATGCTGGATGACATCTTGTTGATATCCACTGAGCCATCTACAGGCGTTACAGTGTTACCCACCTCACCTAGAGCCACGATAAAGTCAATCACATCGCCTGTTACTAGGTTCTCGCTGAAGGTAATCGTTGAGCCTGACACTGTGTAAGCATCGTTAGGGGCTTGAATAACACCATTGACAGATACAATAAGCTGTTCAGCAGTAGCTGGTTTGAAGTTTGCACTGCTGTACTGCATTGTGTATGCGGCCTGACCGTTTACCACAGTGATGCCGTCTAGCTTTTTGAATTGCCCACTAGAGGGGGCTATACCTATGTATGGCATTTACTTCTCCTATTGAGCATCTGCTAAACGAATAAATGTTGCGGCACTTCTGTTGTAATCTGTATCGCCATAAATACTGCTACCAACAAGGCTTTCTACATAAAAACGACACCTAAAAGTAGAAGCGTCTGTTACATTTACTACAGTATTAGAACTTGCTGTGTAACTTTGACCAGCACTACCGCCAATTGCTTTTGCTAAAAAGTCATAAGTAGAACCGCTATCTTGGCTAATCTGCGTTCCCATGACTACAGCGTTGTCACCAGAACCAGCAGTTCCTTGAAAGTAAGCAAATATTTGATAAAGCCCTGTTTCTGGAAATGTAAATATTCCACTGGAATGAGACATAGCTGTGCCTAGATTGGAAAAAGAAGCATCGTCTTGTTGTTCCCAATTATTGATGGGAGTTTCGTCTGTATTGTATGTGCCTGTCATACGCCATACATCAACCATAGTTATACCCCCAGCACCACTCACAGTACCAGTGAACGCATAGGTATCAGCGAGGTTCATGCTTTCGGCTTGTATTTTTGATAATGCCATTATGCTATCCTCACTATAGATAAAAATGTACAACGTGCATTAGTACTGCCAGAAGGAGCAGTGCCTGTTAAACTTCCAGCGTGTTCAGTAATTATCCAATCAACAATGTTAGTTCCTGAGGTATTAACATACCCTTGTAATTGAATTTTTGTTGTAGCGGTGGTTGCTTTGTAGATAAAAGTGCCACTTAAAGTTAAAGAGCCAATTTCGTCAGATACACTATCTTGAACGTGTGCGCCAGAACCATGTGTGACTGAAAAGTTTGTGCCATCTTCAGATATTCTTATATATGCTGCCGCATCAACTATAGATTCTGCACCTAAATCTTCACAACGAAGTCCAATGCTGTAAGAAATTAAATAAACACCATCACTGCTATCAAGAAGATACGCATCATTTGCGGAATCAAAGTTTGATTTAGTATCATACTTAACAGTACCACTACCCCCAAAATCTACAGTTGCTTTGACATTATCTGATAAACCAGATTGAGCCGTTGTCAAATCAACGTGAAAGTATTCTTTACCAGACTCAGTAATTTGCCCAGTAACATCTAATGTCCCACTTATAGCTATGTTTGTATCTAGCTTTGCAGATGTCACAGCACCACTAGCCAGCTTGCCTGTACTTACAGAACCATCAGGCGGTACTACAGTCTGCAATGCTTTGCCCTGATAGATAACGTAGAAGTCATCTGTGCTTGCCACGTTGCCTGTCATGCTCAGTGCAGTACCAGCCACTGTGTACGCAACGCCAGCTTCCTGACGCACATTGTTTACAAACACTTCAATCTCTTGAGCATTGGCTACAGCATGGGTCAGAGTGTAAGACGCACCGCCATCACCAGTGATGGTCTGCTTGTCCATTGAGGAGTATGCGTTTGTAGTTTGATTTCCTACATATCCCATTGCTTACTCCTTATGTGCTAATGTCATCAACAGCAGATACCCAGCAGTCTACTGAACTAGCTGTATCTGATTTAATCCATAGTCTGTCACCAGACTGGACTACAATCTTTGCGCCACCATCAAGTACCTGTAGCGCACCGCCAGCAGCGATAGGCGCACCTTTGACTAGGTAGATATCGTTAGTACCATCGTTGATGTAGCAATCTACATTGATGGCGTTGTTTGTAATGTTTGTCATGTGGATACCTACAATCGTATCGTAGCTATCAAAGTTAGCCCCATCAGGAATATCTGCGGCTGAAGTGCCTACGCCCTGTAGGGTATATCGTCTAAAATTCTGTGCCATAATTATTCCTTAATTTATAGAGCCACGCTCATGGCTATACTGAAGCCAGCAGTAGCAAATGTGCTAGTATCCACTGCTTCCACATTGTTCCATGCTGAACCATCGTAGTATCTTAGTTTACTTGTGGTGGTATCAAAGTATAAGTCACCAGCAGTCAGAGGGTCTCCATCATTATCCACTGTTGGCGCACTACTCTTACCGCCCAGATATACATCATCAAAGCTGTCTAAATGTGAGGCCGCAAGTTCTGCATAATACTTAGCTGAGTAGTTAGTACCTTCTACAGCAGTGTTAATGTCAAAGCTTGCCCCACCACCAATAGCCCACTGTTTAGATGAACCGCTTGTATTAGCCACCTGTGCGCCAATGGCGTACTCTTTGGCTGAATATTCAGTACCATCTACAGTAGCTGTAGTCTTAGTAGCCCATTCCTCAGAAGCACCACCGCCTGATTGATTAGTAACACCTGTGCCACCTGTAGCCCATGCTTTAGATGAGTAGCCAGTAGCATCTACAATACCATTTGTCTTTGTTGCCCACTCTTCAGCTTCGTCAGCAAATCCACTAGCTTCACCAGCTTTAGTTGTAGCTGTTGCGGCATTAGCTGATGCGTTCTGAATGTCTGTGATATTTGCAGCGTTAGTATTTATTGAAGCTATGTTAGTAGCGTTTATGTTTACATTAGCAATATTTGTAGCTACAGTACCAATGTCTGTAGCATCGGCTGCAACTGCTGTAACATCGCTAGAAATACCTGCAACAGTTGTGACATCACTAGAGATACCAGCAACAGTGTTGATGTTAGGTAGGTTCGTAGAGATAAACTGCTTGTTTACAGCGTCTGTGTTGTCTACAGGGTCTGCAACATTCTTAATAATCTTACTCTGTGCATCCCACTTGTCATCACTGTCAAGGGTAATACCATCGTTAGACTTGTCCACAGCTTCCTGTGCAGCGTGGAAGACCTGAATGTTACTATCATCCAAGTCTTCTTCAGTTAGTACTGAGCCAGATGCAAAGTCTACTGAACGTGCTGTAAGGTCTGTAGTTCTCCGCACCTGCACAAGCGTACCTGTAGCAGGGGCAGAGGTTAATTGTACACTAGCAGCAGAAGGAAAAGTAAGGCCAGTTTCAGCCACACCGTCTACTGTTACACTGATTTCAGAGTTATCAGTGAAAGTAAAAGGGATAGCGAAAGTGTCTGTCGTATTATCCCCTGTATAGTTTTGATATGAAAAAGCCATTGCTTATCCTTTTGTTTAGTCCATGATGTAACTTTAGGTTAGTTAGCAAATTCGTTTGCAACACCGTTCAGAATTTGTCTAGCACCATACAATGATTGTAAGGGTAGTATTCTTAGTAAGGTTCTATATTCAGTTTCAGTTAAATCACCTTCCCATACATTTTTACCTGATTGCATCATAGATTGAGCAATAGAGAAAGCAGGTGGGGTAATAGCATAAGTGTTACCATTCATAGCCCCTGTTGTAACTTGTAACAAGTAGCTAAACAAAGATGCTGCTCCTATCTGAGATAAAGCACCAGAAGCCCACCTTGAAGGAGAAAGGTTATCACGTACATATTCATCTGCATCACTACGTCCCTGTGCGTTCAACTGTACACGAGCAGCATACATAAGACCACCCATCATAGCAGCAGATGTTAAAATCTTAGCAGCAGTCATATCGCCACGTGCTAGACGTACACCTAGTCTCTGACCTTGTTGCTCCATAGAAGCCATCGTAAAGCTAAGAAACTGAAAGAATGTACGCCCAAACTCACTACGCATAAACGCATTGGTAGAGCCTATGTTAGCTTCCTGTACGTTCTGTCTAGCATCTTTAAAACCAGAAGCCTCAAAAGCATCTCGCACTTGTTTAGGCCATTGCTTTAGATTAAGCCGCTTGATAGTGCCGTTTGGTCTTTTCTCTACAATGTTACTACGCATTATAGTCTGTATATTACGTGCCATATCTTCGCTAAGTCCTAGCTGTTGACGCTTAGTAACAGAGAAAGGTAACTTACCGTCAGCAGACTTTAATGCCCATTCATTAACGTAGTGGTGCATACTCATTCTACGAAGTACTTGTGTTACGCTAGTCAAACCTGACCAGTATGCTACAGTCTTCTGCAAACTTTGACCAGCTTGCATTGCTCTAGCACCAAAGCCTTTCTTATCAGCCCAAGCACGTTCAGGTGATATGGTTACACCTACGTCATCCATATCATAACGTGTTACATTGTTCCACTTACCTAAAGCAACTTCTTCACCTAGACCAAAAGCGTCAATGAGTTCTACCATCAGAGGGTCATTCTCATCTAACTGACCTTTACTCATCTTAGTAAGTAAGTTGTTGTACTCAGGAGCAGACTTAAGAATAGTCTTGAACGAATACTCAAACAGTACGTTGGTCAACTCCATCAGAGCAGACATACCAGACATACCCATATTGACAGCAAAGCTGTACGCTCTGAAGCCTACATTAAGGTCACGTGTTCGGTTGCTAATGTCTTCTCGTTGAGGTAGTCTACCAGTAATCCCATCATAGATAAACTCTAAAGCATCTAGTTCGCCTTTTAATTTCTCTTTATCTAATGCAGGTGCTGCCCTGATGTCATCGTTAATTTGCTTTACTAGAGATTCCCAGCTAGAGTTAGCAGCGTTGGTATTAATACCATTACGAGCAAGCCCGATAGCACCTGACAGTTGAAATACATAACTGTTAAACAACTGCTCTGCGTCTTGCTCTAGTAGGTCATTGAAGCTGTATTCCTCAATACTACCGTCAGCATTACGTAAAGGCATCCTAGCACCTTCGTTAAGAACCATGCGGTTTCTTGCTCTCTTATGTGCTTTAGGAATGTTTGTACGAGTTAATACCTCTGTTAAGTCATCAATCTCATCTTCACCAAAACCACCAGCACGAAGGATATCAGCAAGGTCTTGAAGGTTCATCTCGTTAGCACCAGCATGACCCATCTTACCAAGCTTGGGGTCAGTGATAGACTTAGTGTACGCCATAGAGATACGCTTGATGTAATCAGCTACCTGTTTAGGTGTACCCTTACGTCTACCATTACTACGTTTGATAAGCCAGTTCTTGACATTCTCTTCAATGTTAGGCTGACCTTCTCGTATTGCTTTTTCTACAAGCATGGCTATCTGGTCATCAGCGTCATCACCTAATCTTACACGAATAGCTGCAATCTGGTCATCGTTAAACAAACGTGTCATGTAGTTCTTGTTAGCGTTTAACATATCTACGCTAAAACCTACTACATCTTCTGCTACAGCTTCTTCAGCTATTTCTCGCTGTAGTTTCTTTACTGCTTCACCTGCCTTTTGTACTTCAGGGGCTACGTCAGTATCAATACCACGTACATAACGAGATAGAGCAGCATTAAACTCTGCTACAGATAGATTTGTTCTCTTTTTCCATAATGCTTGGGCATTAGGTAGTATTTCTGACATTCTGCTTCTGTATTTTAGCTGTAGTCTTTCAGCTACTTCAGACGCAGATTGGTTATTAGTTTCTAGTTTACCACCCTTGTACCCTGCACTATTTTGAGACAGTAACCTAGCTGCGTAACGTATACGGCCTAACTCAGAGTTAGCTGCACGTGCGCCTGAAGAAATAATGTTACGAAGACCGAACATATTAAAACCAGCTATCTTAGGTATAGCTTCTACTTCTTCTTTTGTGGCTTCGGTAGCTGCTTTGCGTGTGGCTATAGTAGGAATACCATCCACAGCATCAATCAGTTCAGTACCTTGTAGTTCCCTATCTATTAGCTTAGTTGCTAGGGCATCTACGTTATACTGGTCATGGAATAGTCGCTCGTTAGGTGTCAGTTCTTCTCCCCTTGCTACTTTAGCAGCAATACGAGAACGATGCCCTGCTCTTATAAATGCAGTAGTAGCGGCATCCAAACCACCACTAAGACCTGCACCTATACCTGCCGCAATCATAACGTCATGTGCTTCAATATCATAGCGATACTTAGCCCTGATAGATTCAAAAGCTGCCAGTTCAGCACCACCTAATGCAGCAACCTTTGCGGTGCGATAGGCGTTACGTCCCTGCTTACCTGCACCTACAAGGAAAGCACCAACGCCAGCAGCAGGTGTACCTAAAGCACCTACAGTAGCACTTGTTCCAAATATAGCAGCCCATTCAACAGGGTCAAACATTACTGCTAATGCTGTAGCTGCTACACCTGACCATCCATCCTGATTTATTTGCTTTAGGTTATTCTGTGTACGAAGAAAAGATTGTTGTGCTAGTTTGGCACTAGAGTACCCATTTACTTGAGCATCCTCTAGCACCTCGCGTACAGCCCGACTATCTTCTAGTCCCTCTGTTAAGTCTCTCACCAATTCTGGTGTAAACTTATCAATAGGCTCACCTGAAGGTGCAGTAATCCTATCTATATTATTAATGACTGTGGGCAGTACCCACTCTTCTTGTATTGCACTGCCCAAGCTAGTAAAGAACTTTGACTTTTGGCTATCAGCCAATAGCTGCTGCTTTAAAAACACAGACTCATCCATGTTTGTGACGAGAGGTAAAGCCTCTACGTCAGCAGGAGCAATGTTCAAGCCCTCAAGCAAGTTGTTTTCTAGCGTTGCCATTATTAGTCTCCAAGTACGTTGTCATATAGTCCAGTAAAGAACTTACCAAGTTTGTCTGCATATTTACCAAGTTTACCATATTCCATCTCTAATAGACTAGGTAACTCCTCACGTGGTATCTGCTTTACATCTTTTAATCTACGTATGCGTAAGTCTTTACTACCGATACCATAAGACGATACCTTAACTTTATCACCAGTATTACCACCAATGTAATAAAGTTCACCATCTTTAGCTTCTACGACAATACCTACGTGACCAAAGGATGTTAGCTTCTTACCCTTTTGCTTAAAGTACTTAGCTTTATCTTCTTTGCTATGTACAGCTACCATGACATCACCAGCTTTAACATCTGAGATATCTACAGCTTCACCTATGTTTAGATAGGATTTAGCCCTAGTCTGGTCAAACCTGTCTTTACCACCTATAGCCTTTTGTACGTCAATACCAGAATCAGCAAGTACTTGGGCTAAGAAAGCAGCACACCACGCATTAGTAGTGGCTAACTCATAAGCAGATTTATCAGGTGCAAACTCACCACCTACAGCATTGTCAAAGAAACCCTTGACAGCTTGAGAACCGTTCTTACTACTTTCAGAAATACCCATGTATTTCATAGCAGCAGTTACAGGGTCAGGAGATGTAGCCACTGCTACAACACCCTCTGCGTCTGGCTTATCACCTACTTTCATAGGTGTTAGCGTAGCGGCTTGTGCTTCAGGAATTATAGAATTAAACATACCTTGTGCTGTTTCAGCAACATCTGCTGCCATACCTTCAGCCATTCTCATAGCCCTGTCAGCCGTCTGTGTAGCCCACTTAGTAGCTGTTACAGCACCGTCCTCTGCTACATTGTATAGCATATTGAACTTAGCTTTAGCAAGTGCGGCAGCTTGTTCAGCCGAACCTTCTGCGTACTGTCCAGCTTCTTTAATAGCTTCCATAAACTTAGGCCACTCACGTGCCACGTTCTCTTTACCTAGTTGATATGCCATACTGATAGCTGATACCTGAGAGGATTGCGGCAGGTTTTTGAAACCTTCTACAGTTTCATCCCACCAGTTCTCTAGCTTAGATACCTTTAAGTCTAGTACAGATTTAGCCTCTTCTTCAGTGACGTTATTGATATCCTTGATTAGGGCTTTTTCATCTGCCTCAAGGCTTTCTATTTGAAAACCATAACCCACAGATTGTTTACCCATGTCATCGTATGGTGTAGCTTCAAAGCCCTCTTCAGCTATTAGTGTAGATGCGGCAGCACTACTAATAGGATTAAGGGTATCTAAAACATCAGATATAGGCATACCTTCTATAGGTCTAGCTACTTCACCAGTACCACTTCCAAATAAATCTTTAGCTGCATCTAATATAGCATTAGTAGCCTGTTGTGGAAGCGATAAGTATGCTTCATCAGCATCAGTAGAGAATGTAATATCACCTGTTTCTTTATCAATGTTAAAGATTGGTGGGTTCTCTACAAACCATTGTCCAAGACTATCTAGTACACCGCCCAAATCAGATAGTACAGGTACACCTTCTACACCTTTACCACCTAGTAGGTACTGAGGAATAGTTAAGTCTTGTTGTAACTGACCTTCAATAGCAGCACCAGAAGTAGACATTGTATTAATGTCAGGTGTTATAGCTGTTGATACGTCATCAGGAGCAATTAGATTAGCTATGATATTATTTAGCTGCTGTCTATCAGATAACAAGGTAACCTTGTCCAACTTACCAGTAATAATACCAATGTCTGTTACCTGCCAATCTTGCTTTCTAAACGCACGAATAACTGCGTTCTTAGGATTAGTGGGGTCAGGTTGTACCTGCAACACAAAATCCTTTGCTCCAAACTTTTCAAGCATAAATCTTTTTACTTGTGGAGAGGAAGCTAGGGCTTGATTATACTCAGTCACAATACCTGCAACATCTAATGCTTTATCCATACCTGTGTTTAAATCTTTGAAAGCGTATGGAGTACCATCACTTGATGTAGGTATTTGATAATCTGCTTTAACGATGTTAGCAGCTTTCTGTATTAACTCTTCCTGTGTACCACGTTCACCTAATATAGACAAAGCTTCATAGGCTTTGATTACAGCGTTTTCAACATCCACAGTATTGTAGGTTTCAGATAAGTCAGTACCAAACACATCAGCAAAGATACCTGCTTGTAATTTGTCTGTAACCTCTGACCTCGCTTTAGCATCAATTCTGACTAGCCTGTCCTCATCAAGACCCTGTATTTGCATAGCTGCGTTACCAAAGTCTTGTACTGTTAGTACACCTGTCTGCGTCATCATCTCTTCCTCGTACTGAGGAATTTCAATAGTACCTACATCGGCTTGGTCATAGACTTTAAATGCAAGTAAATCATAACGCATTTTCTGGTCATCAGTTAAGTCCATCTTGATGCCAGAGTTCTTCATCATAAGATACATCTGCAAGCCCTGCTGGACTTTTTCAAATCCTTGAGGACTAGAAGGGTCTCCTGAAACAAGAAGAGTAGCACCATCATTCACAAAGTTCATAAACCTTGTTGGGGTTATCCCAGCATCCCTGAACATATCCAACTGTCCACCAAGACCTAGACCCTGTTCTTTTGCTAGTGCAAACAAAGCATCTTCTTTTTCTTTAGCAGTATACTTTACAGTTGTACCATCTTTTTTAGTGTACCCAGCATCAGTTAGTACGCTACCTTTCCTTGTTAATCTAAACTGTTCAACAGCACTAACCAAACCCGAAGCTTTAGCATTAGCATTAAACTGTGTCACAGCCAATGCTGCTTGCTTAGTAGTGATATCATCCGATTGCTGTGTGTAACGTGACTTACCTAGTTGGTTTTTAGAGTAAGTAGGGTCTTGTAGATACTGAGTAAGTGCAGAGTTAGGATTAGAATCTTTTAACTTATGCGCTATATCCACAAGAAAATCGTTTACCTTGTTATCATTAACTGCAAAGTAATCGTTATTTACCTGATGAAAACCTGTAAATAACTCTGCAATCTCTTGTTTAGCTTCATCTGCTGTTAGTAGTCCAGCAGCATACTGTGTATTAATATCACGTACAGTATCGCCAAAACCTTCTAATAGTGTGTTCTGTGTGTGTACATACTTAGCAGGGCGAAAGGTCTCACCCATGAATGTTTCAAGACCTAATTCAACAGTCTGGTCAAAGATTTGAATAATATCATTATCTACACCGGATTGTGTTAGGGTGTCAATGTATTCGTCTTTCTGTCCCCTGATACCATCATATACAGCATTTTGGTCTTGTGCTAAATAGTTCTGTTCGTTCTTAGTATAATCAAGCGCAAGGTCTCCCATAAACTTCTTAGCTTGAAGTTTTACCTGAAACTCTTTGTTAGCCTGAATACCATCAGCAATTTCTTTTTCTTTTTTAAGTCTATCTACCTTACGCTGTTCTGCCTGTATTTCAATAGCAGGTGTTATAGCTGTAAGAAACTGCGATAGTTCGCTAGGTTGTGTAGTTGTAGCGGCCTGTCTTACAAAGGTATCAACAGGACGAGCCGCTGGCCTAACATCAGCCTGAGTAGGGGCTTGAAACTGTCTTACTTGTGGTCTTTGTGCCATGTCTACCTCTTAAAAGTCTAAGTCTAACGCACCAAAATCACCCATCCAGCTACTACTATTATATCCAGTAGTTTTAGGAATGATATAATTAGGTTTTGTTTTTGCTATCGCTTGTCCAGTAAATAAGTTCTTACCTGTTATGTCAGCCTCTGCTGCATACGCACTAGCTGCTGTACCAATAGCATGAGCCATGATGTTAGGCTTCTGTCCTCTTGGCATACTATTAATGAGGTTCTTCATCTGTGTATTAACGCCAATCTTTTCATCTTCAATCTGGTCTAATACCATCTCAAGATTGCCTGATATAACATCTTTAGCACGTAGCTTACGAGCCTCTACATTACTTGCTTTTAGTTCTTCAGTTTGACCTGCTAAACCTGATTCACCAGATACTACTACTCTTGATTCAGCCTCTTGCATAGCCTGTATCTGTAACTCAAACTTTCTACCTGCGGCAGCTTCAGCTTCTTGTATGGCTCTTTTATTTAATGATTGTATAGAGGCGTCTCTTGATTGAGCAGCTTGCTGACGATTACGCTGATAAGCAATCTCAGTGTCTCTGGCTGCTCTACTAGCATCCAAAAACTTAGCAGCACCTTGACCAATCATTAATAAGGTATATGGGTCAGCCATTGTCTATCCTCACAAATTCTAAAAAGGGTTTATTACCTACACCCCATGTTTCATGTCGTTTAATAAATGTGAAGCCGACAAAGCATAGCCAATCAATAGCTACCTGATAGTCTGCATCAACAGCGTTAGTTAGTAGGGGGTACTTCTTGTTTATCTCTCTTACCCACTTACGTGAGCCACGTAGGAAGGGTACTGTAACCTTAGTTATAGGTGGGGCTGTAAGAAGCCATACAACTCCCTCATCACCCACACCATACATACCTGCAATCTCGTTGGTATCCTTTACAAGGAATGTCCAACATTCGTCAGAGTGGTCAAAGCCTAGCTGTAATGCTATCTCAGGGCTACCATGTGAGGCTGTAACCTCTGCTGCGTCTTCTGGTCTAAGGTTATCCTTTAACCAATCCACGTCAGCTTGGACACTTCTCCTCACACGTGCTTGCATTACATTCTCCTTGAACGTAGTACGTAGAAGCCTTCCCACTCTGCGCTTTGAAAAGCAGCAGGTAAGTGGCTATCACTCTCTATTATTATATTGGTTTCCCCAGCGTGTCCAACCACACCAAATCTATATGTACCGCTATCAATAGCAGCCTTATTAAGTATGTTAGCTGCACCACCTACGATACGACCTGTAAAGGTACGTGTATAAGTATTACGCTTTAGTGGTTCAATCTTTACTTTGAAGAAACCTGTTTTATCGTACACCACTGCGTAGTTACGTATATGTAGTACAGCAGTAGTAATCGGTTTGTTGTCTTGTTTCAGTACAGGTTCAGAGAACTGGTACTTAAATGTAAAAGGAATACCAGCAAACACTACCTCACCAGCAGATAGCTTACCTGCTACAGATGATAGGGGTATGATGCCACCATCCTCTGCTATGTATATCGTACTGCTATCTGTATAGGGTACAGTAGTCAACCCTGAGGTCTCAAGTCTTACACGTCTATCTAAGTGAATAGAGAACGCACCGTCTGTATATTCAGTAGCTTCATCCACTGATAGATTAATACGCTCTAGGAATAGGTTAGTACCTCGTTTAATAAGCATATAGATATCTGCTCTATTAAATGATACACCTATGACATCTCCATCAAATACCCAACGTGACCACGAAGCCTGTAGCTTCTCTCTGCCCTGCCAGTAGTATCTGTACACATAGAAAGCCTGTGCGTCATTACTAGACTGTACAATTAACATATCCTCATTAGAGGATGCTTCTATGTTAGTTATCTCACCATCAATGTACTCAGGTACGTGCGAGGTAATCTCACTAGCATCGTTAGTATCTGTATCGCTATCTACAAAGTACTCCCACATACCCGACCAAGCACCACGCTTAGAGGCGAAGTACACATACTTACCAGACTGTGCTGGTTTAGCACGTAGGGATGCCTCAAACTCTGTGGTATTAGCCACGTTCACAGTCTCAGGGGTAAGTACAGGGTCACCTGTTAGCTTGAACTGTGTAAGGTCTGAGAAGAGCAACAATGCCTCGTTAAATGGTACAGCGTGTTTAAGTATGCTAACCTTGTTTGAGGATACCGCAACATCAATAGGGTCACTATCTACAATAGTTAGTGCTGACTTGCGGAAGAAGTCAAAGTCTACGAACTCACCAGCCCTAGAGAAGATAACATTCTCATCAGCTAGTAGTCCCAGCCTGTTACGATGGAAGAAGATATCAGCTAACTTAAAGCCTACGAAGGAAGGGAAGGGGTTAGTAGTATCACTACCCACACGTCTGTCCTCATAGGATTGTACGTCAAATGTAAAGTTAGCACTAACATCTTTTACCAGCTTATGTGGCATAGTACTTGCGTCTAAGTCAATAACGATATTAGGTTCTACAGTCTCTTTCCATACACCATTGTCAAACTTAACGTAGTAATCGTCCTGTGCTTTCTGATTGTCACCAGCTACCTCAATAACAAAGTCATTGGGTGCTTCTATCGGAAGCTTTTTGAAGTCAGGAGTAGTATCTTTGAATACAAGTAAGTGGTCACCACCATGCGAATCGCCTACAACTACTTGGAAGTCTGTGGTATCAGTAGATTGAATATGCAGCACTGAGCCATAGCGTGTAATGGTAAGACCAGTTACAGCAGAAGCGTTAGTAATGTTATCATAGTACGTAGTACTTACGCCTGTGGCTGAGAACGTGTCTAGGTTCTCTGCAATAATATCTGTAGATGCTCCACGCTCTGCGTTCTGTGTAAGGGTTGTACTACTCTGTGTAGAGGATTTAGTAGCAAACTCTACTGTACTAGTACTAGCACCCTTAGTTAAAGTTAGCCTGTACGTAGAAGAATAGTCAGCCTGTTTAACAAACACCAAAGCTTCTGGGTTACGTGCAGGGGATGTTGTACTACCTTGAGCAACTGTTACATTCTTATTAACAATAAAGGTATTATCTGCGATAGATACAGCAGCAAGTTCTTGGCTAGGGTCAGTCAATCCAGTAAGGTACGAGGGAGCGTTATTAGTGATAGTACGCGATGTACCATCCTTATCAAATACACGTATCGTACCAGCAGTGTCAATCACTAGCGAGTAAAACTCGTTCTCATCTCTGCGAATAGTATGAATAAAAGCTTTGTCTAAGTTTGATATAGTTCCTAAGTCAGCCACGTGCTGAGTGCTAGGACGCTTTGACAAGCCTGATACCACACTAGACAGACCATTCTCTTGTAGTTCAGCCTGTGTATTAAGGCGAAGAGATGGTGGCTGCTGAGATACCCCATTGATTAGGTTGGGGATAGATTGACTGATGAGTGCCATTAGAAAGTTCTCCTACCCTGCCTATCTATTATACTAAAGGTATCATAGTTATCAAATATGTTATGGTCATCCGCAGCTTTGTCAAACTCTTTCAGTTCAAACATCGCACGTTCTTCATCTCTAATCTGGAAATCATGTAGAGTATTAGACCCTACAATACGGTCTTGGAATATTCTGGTTGCCCTGAGTGTAATGTATCTCTTACATACCTCAGGCAAATCATCAAAGTTTAATTGAACTACTACATCTAACTTGGTGTTAGCACCTATGTTAAACGTGTGGTTCTTTCTGTCATACATCTTTAAGCCACGCTGAACTAAGTCAGGGCTGTTTGCCTCTAATGTAGCGTCTGCACGTAGGATATCAGTACCTAGTACTATCTCACCACTAGAGTTCTGAGCGTATGATTTATTTAATTCTGTGTTAAAGTGCCAGCCCATTGACTGCACTTCTCTGTCTACAGTGTTAAGTATAGTCTCTGCTATTTCGGCCTCAACCAAACCAGAGGAAAGGCTGTTGACAGGTGCTTCACCTATCGCAGAGAGCATAGTATTTACTGCATCTAGTTGGGTTGTTGTTGCCATCTTATCACCACTTTACTTTGTTAGCCCAGTACGCTGCGCTACTCTCACCCTTTGCTATATTCTTACGATGTCTAGCCTTGAATGATGCACGTTGTTTAGCGTTTTGGTTGGTCTTAGCACCCTGTTCACCAAACCTAATTATTCTTGGGTCATCTCTTGAGCCTACTAGGACAGCATGAGACTTGGTAGGATGACTAGGCGTTCTCTTAGGTATCTTCATACCTTTGAATGTCTCACCTGCGTGTTCTATTCCCATGTCTTACTCCAAACAAAAAAGGAGAGAGGCACTAGTAACCTCTCCCCTCTGTTAATTAGGCTTCAGACAGACCGATACAGGCTGCTGGACGCAGGACGTTATGCCCCATTGCGTACTTTGCAACCATCAGTGTGCCTTGACGATTAATCTGGTACTCAGATTCCATGCCCAAGTCAAGAAGCTTGACAGTAGCAACAGCGTCAGGAGTGAACACAAAGCCCTTGAACTTAGAAGCTTCAGCTACCATGTCACGCCCATCTACAGCAGCAGTAGGCAAGTCATAGTGAGTTGTGCGACCTGAACCAGCAGTGTTTGCCAGTGGAGCATTGTCAGAAGTCTTACCTTCGTCAGCATCGCCAGTAGTGAAGTTCACATACAGGTTAGATACATTAGCGTGGTTAGACATAATTACAGGCATACCTGCGATTGATGGTACTGTAGCACCTGCTACTGAACCTACGCCACCGAAGTCGCGGTTCATGTATACAAGCTTGCTACCATCGGTAACATCCAGCAGCGCATAGTACTGGTCAGGAGCAAGAACAACAGTAGCACCATCAGTAGGTACGTTCTTTACTTCCATCTCTTTACGTGCGTCAAAGATAGCTTTAGCAATCTTAGCTGGGTCTAGTGCATCGGCAGCAGCAGTACCAATGTCCACGTTGTTAGTGAAGTCTTCTTCAGTGAAAGACTTATAGTCCTGAACGAGACCAGCAGCAGCAGTAGCGTTAGTTGACAGAGCAGCCTTAACCAGCATACGTGCTACGTTACGGTCAGCTTCGTTAGCCAACGCAATACCAGCTTCTTTAGAGTAGATGCTGCGTACATCGTAGTGGTTGATTGCTTCATCAATGTTAGCAATAAACTGTGCAGATACCAGCAAGTCATCAATAGTGACAATGCGTTCACCTGCGCGGATTGCGCCACCAGTGATTTCATTTCCGGGAGTTAGGTACTCAGCAGATGCACGTCCTGTCATTGGGAACGATGCTGATTTACCTTTGCTAATGGTACGAGTGCGTACCTTGTCCATAAGGACTTTCTTTTCCTCAAAGGCGGTCAGGACTTCCCCAGCATACAGCTTAAGGAAGAGGTCACGAACGTCACCTGAGAGGTTATTCTGACCCTGAAAGCTTACAGTGTAAGCAGGGTTAGATGCGGCTTGGATAGCCATAGTATCACCTCATAAATTAAAGTTAAAGTTTGTGCCTCAAATTTACTGAACTTTCTCCAGCAGATTGTCCCTCGCAAGGGGTCAGGGTTAGTCGTACCTAGTAACTTTGAGATAGGGGATAGCCCCTTATAAATACACCACGTAGATGTACTTATAAGGAGAGGGGGACGAACCCCCTACTCCCATGCAACAATTAGAACAGGCTAGAACGAGCAAGCTTATCAGCTACCTGTTGCCTGTAGGCAGGGTCTTTGCTGTATCTAGGGTCACTCATAGCAGCAGTGAGTTCCGCATTACTTTCAAAACGCCCACCAGAGGATACAGCACCACTACCACCTTGCAGTAGATTTGGTTCTGCCTCTGAACGATAACGTGCGTTAAGACCTTGTATTGCAAGTCTAATCATGTTAGGGTCTTGCGTTTCCATTGTAGCATTAAAGGCATCAATCTCACTCTCAGGGAGTGTATCTGCTGCCCATGAAACCATTTGTGTGTATTCTTCTTGTCCACCTACTACGTCATACATCTGACCAGTAATCTGTGACGCAAGAGCATCCTGTCCCTGTATCCACGTGTCTACTAGGGAGCGAGAGAAGCCAGCTTCCTGTAGTGCTTCATAAGCATCCTCAGATAGTCCACCAGTTTCGTTGTACTCTTGTTGGAATACATCAAAGTCTAAGCCCTTGTTGTCCAAGAGTTCAGCTACTTCAGAGGCGTTCTCCTCTCCTGTAACTTCTGCTTGTTCTTCAGGCTTCTGCTGTTGAGGTTGGCCTAGCTTACTCTCTAATTCAGAATAAGCTTTAGCCATATCTTCAGCAGACTTAAACTTTTGAGGTAGCCACTCAGGACGTTCAGGGTCTTGTTGACTACCCTCTACTTTCTCAAGCATAGCGTTGACGTGTTCTTGAGATTCGGCTTCAGGTTCTTGATAAGTGTTAATAGCTTCTGCCATTTATTACTCCGCTTCCATTGCTCCTTTAGCTAACTGTGGTGCTGCACTCTGCAATGCACCCATAGCTGCCTGTTGTTCCATTTGTTGTTGCATCATCATCTGTTGCTGCATCATCTCTTGCTGCTTCTGCTCTGGAGATTTAATCAAACCAGATGTATCAATACCTAGAGAGGCTGCTAGTCTATCTATGTAATCACCTAAGTTCATCTCACTAGCAATCACTTCTGCGCCTAGTGGCTGTAAGTACTGCAAGAATGTTGCAAGTTTATTTAAGTCTTGTCCTCGTCCAAGTGCTTCAATACCTGTAACGACAGTAGGTTTCACACTGTCCTTAGGCATCTTAGGCATCTTGCCCTGCTTCTGTAATGTATCTAATAGCAGGTTAATCAGTGGCATCTGAAACTCTTGCGATAGTATTGAATATATACCACCGATAGCAGTCTCTAATTCCTGTGCCATGAAGCGTACTTCTTCAGCAGTCACACGTTCTGCTGCTCGTTGTACTGAAGAGTTTAACAGAAAGGCAGCAGCCAGTCTGTCGTTAATCATACGCATAGTTTCTAGTGCTACTCTGAAATCACCTGACTTCTGCACTTGCAGAGTGGAGACATCGTTAGCATCACCATTTACAAACGCACCATTAGGTGCTTTAGATAAGTCCTTAGACTTAGTAGTACCATTAGGACGTACCATGAATAGTACTTTAGAAGAAGCAGCACTACCCTGTACGATTGCCTGTGTCAAAGCCTCTAGGCTACGCAGGTCTCCCATGTATTCTTCAATGAAACCACGTCCATAATCCTCACCATCAATACGAATAAAACGTAATGGAATGAATGGGTTAGTTTCTTTCTTAAATGTACCACGTGAATTAGGAACTTCAATACCAGCTACCTCTTGGTAGGTACTGAAGCCTTTATCTGTAGTCTTTAGACACGTAAATAAATCGTAATTCTTTACTGGTGTATCACTTGGCGGTATCATCGCCTTGACTTCATCAGGTAACATCAGTGGTGCGATACTTTCCTTAGTAATAATCTCTAGTAGATTACCCATTGCATCACGTTTAACACAGTACCTGTCTGGTCTATACACCTTCATGCCACCATCTTTAGGCATATATACTAGCGCATTACCAGTTACGATAAGCAGCTTCAATGCCTCAAATACAGGTACACGTATAGACTTACTCTCAATCTCTTGCATTGCTGCACGTTCAATACGTGCCAAGCCTTCCTCTACTTGACCACGATTGTCACCAGCAATAGCTTGTAAATCAAAATCATCAATGGTCAGCCTGAAGAAAGGACTGTTTGGTGGTAGTAGAGCAAGTAACAATTTGGATGCTAGGTTATTAACACCCCTTGCCCCTATGCCCTGATACGGTGTAGCATACCTAGTGGTGCTGCTGTGTCCTTCATCTGGCAGAAGAGTAGGGATTGTTAGCTTTGCTGCTTCACGTCCTCTCTCAAGGAACGTATCTCGTTCAGCCTCTAGTTGGCTGTAGCGTTTAGCTAGAGTTCCTACGTCTTGTTCCATTTACTTATCCCTTCGGAATCTGTAGTCCTGATGAACCCTCACCACCTACATTAGTACCTGCTGTCTGTGTTACTGGTGTACGCAGTTTACGCTTGCCTCTACGTTGTTGTAGACTTTCACCTGCTGTTTCCATAGTGGTTGGGGCTTCTTCATCTACCTGTTTGGCAGCACCAGTGACCTGTTTAGCAGCCATAGCTGGGGCTACTGGAACAGGTGCTTTCTTAGTAAATCCACCCATACTATTGCCCCTTAGGTATCTGTAGGCCAGCACCAGCCATAGGTACTTGTCCAGCTTGTTGCGTTGTAATGTCTGTACGTAGTGCTTTCTTATTTCTTTTCTTACCTTGTCCTAACTCTGTCTTAACATCTGTATCATCAAGTTCCAACTCAGGTGTCTTGGTTACAGCAGTTACAGGACGAGCAGGGGTAGGTAGAGGCGCAGGTGCGCGGCCTCCCATTAATCCACCCATATCAATCTTCCTCAAAATCTTGGTTTTGTAATTCTTTTAGTTTACTTATTACAGACTGTTGACCCCTGAGGAAAGCTAAATCCTCAGGAGTAATCTGTTCAAGCGGTAGTTTGTTGGGATAGATTGAGGTTAGATGGTTTAGTAATCCATCTGTTATATTAAAATCGTTACCTAATACTTTCATAATAAACAAACTTTCGCTAATAATGTAACTTTAGATTTCACAGATGCCAGCAGTACAGGCTAATTCTTGAGAAGATGTGGTATTATCAAGGGCTTCTGCGTACTGAGAGAAGTCTAACTTAGGCATATTAATGATAAGATTATCATACTCTTCCTGTGTTATCTCCTCGTATGGGGCTTGTGCGTATGTATGGCTGTCATCCTCACGAGGTAGGAACGATACACCACACACCTCATCCCAATGTTTCCATACCCATGCACCTACTTCAGCCCATTCATCCTCACCAACATAGATAGTTACTGATGGATTGTGGTCAGTCCAGTGCTTACGATATGTCAGCCATAGTTCAAGATGCTCTAGTGCTGAGATATCATGGCGTGTCAGGCTGTTATCGGCAGATGCCATAGGGAAGCTGAACACTACGTTCTGTGGATTGTACACATCAACCTCACATGGTACACCCTGCTCTTGCATCCATGTAGCCAGAGGGTCTTTAACATCTGCACGTACTCTACGAATGTAGTAATGAGCATAGCGAGGATGGATACCACTACCACTATTAACTAGTTGTGATACTGTACCTGATGGCTTAACTGTAGTGATAGCCTTTGATTCTGGTATGCCCAGCTTCTTAGCCCACTCCTTGTTTACCTCACGTGTAACCTCACGTAGTTGCTCAAGTGTTCCACCTAGTACAGACTTCTCATACTCTCCCTGACCTGACATAATCTTGTGGTCAAAGATACCTGTAAGAGATACACCAAGCAGACGTTCTTCCTCAGAGTTCTTCTTCCACTGTGGTGACAGATACTTAAAGTCTACCAGTGCTGACTGTATTGTACCAATGATAGTAGCAATCTCTACCTTACGCTTCAAGTCACCTACTCCATCTGTCTCACGAATGATAACTTCAGACAGGTTACAGAACTGCTTACTGCGTAGGCTAATCTCACCACATGGGTTAGTACCAAAGTCATCACGAGGCTCACGTCCGATAGCTACAGCCTTTTGCTTGGCTGCTTCACGATTAAAGATACCACGCTCACCTGACTTGCTCTCATACACAGCAGTCCACTCACGTAGGAAGCTACCCATGTCAGGGCGTTCAGTAAAGGAGATGGAGTTGTTAGCATAGCTACGATTAACTTGGTCATTCCACCAGTTACCCATCTTAGCATGGCGCATCCTGTCATCACTCAGGTTGGACAGACTAATCATTGCTGACCTACGTACACCACCTACCACTACTGCTGCTGCTACCTGACACATAAGGTCATGGCACTCAAGGCTGTTCAGCTTACGTCCAGCAGCTTTGGTAAATGTATTGATAGCAAACTTAAACAAGTTCTCTAGTGGTTCAGCACCTGATGCTCTACCCCCAAAGGTCTTAAGCCTAGCACCAGATGGACGTACCTTAGATACATCCCACTTAGGTATCTCACCAGCATACAGGCGAGAGATAACTTTACGTAGTGCTTTAGCCCAGCCCTCTTTGCTGTCACCTACCACTACTACTTCATCTGTCTCTACTAACTCTTGTGGTATCTCAGGTAGCTTGCTGATGAACTGACGCTCAACAGAGAAGCCTACACCAGTACCACACATCAGGACAAGTAACGCCTCGTCAAACGCTTTAGGGTCATCAACAGCAAGAAAGCTACAGTTATAAGCAGCCACATGATTTCTCTCCAATGCTTCACCAGCAGTCATAATAGTACGCATAGATGGAACGACATCTAGTTGATAGATAGCATCTTTAACATCCTGTCGTTTCTTCAGTACAGGAAACTTACCTGTCATAAAGTTCCACCACCTGTCAACAGTCTCGTCCCATGTCTCTCTTCGTTCTTTATCTTCTAGCCAACGAGCGTAGCGACTAGCATGGATGTATGATTGATAGCTATCCATTATCTATTATCCCCCTCACCATGCAGTGTACCTGCCTGTTGCCTAGCCTTTAGTTTCTCTAAGTTCTTCTCAGCAATAACCTGAAGGGAAGTACCACAGTCATGTGCTAGTGCTGCTAACATCCAGAGTACGTCACCCATCTCAGCTTCAATCTTCTCTCGCTGGTCTGTAAGTTGGATACCATCACGCATCATCTTAGCAATCTTACCTGCTACCTCACCAGCTTCTTCAGCTAGTCCTAGTGCTGGGTATGAGATGTTGTACGTTTTGGGATACACTGCTGTAGTAATAGCTTTCATCTGGTAATCATAAAAGTTAATCATCTGTTCTATCGCTCCGAAGCTGTCTCATTGCCATCATCCTTAATAGCAACTACTTGTTCAACATAGGTAAAGGTCATGGCTACAAGGAAGTCCTTGAAGTTGTCTACCATGTCTTGAAGACAACCCTCTGTCTGGAACACGTGTTCTGTGTACCCATCAATCTCCCCATCCATGTTATATCTATCTACTCTAAATGTTACTTCATTCGCTTTCATTACCAGTTCTTCCCTTTAGTCTTTTCCATTAACTCAATCATCTTGTTAAGATACCATACAGCTTTCTTGGCATCCTCAATAGGCTTGTCTTTATTCCATAGACGTGAGCCTGTATACTTAATCACGTTACCATGACAGTAGTGGATAGCATCGTACTCACCCAGCACATCAACGATGTAGTCAATGGTCTCAATGTTACCATCAGCATAGTGAGGTGGGCTATTAACCATATCATAGTTAGGTGCAGTTGGTCTATCTAAATCAATCATGCTGGTGTCCATAGCTTTACCTCTCCTGTATCTGTATCGTATTCACCATTGCGTAGGATACGTGCTAGTCGTGCGTTCTCTAAGGCTACTTCTTCTGAGAGACCTTTACTAATAAACGCTCTAACCACTGCTCCCCATCCATCACCAAACTCAAGAATTTTCTCAGCAGTTTTATAACCAACGCTAGGGCAACCTTTGTAGTTATCAGTAGCATCACCAACAAGTGTTTGAGTAAGGAAGTTATAGTCAGCTTCTTCTTCACTGATTTCAACCACGTCACCATCAATCCAATGCTTTGCTGGTATAGTATGTAAGTCCTTATCTTCAGACCAGATAATAGTATCTGTATTCGCAGTACCCAATATCCCCAAGACATCATCAGCCTCTAATCCTTTATATATAATTGTATTGTAGTGTTGGTGCATATATTCTTTTGCATAACTTAGTAGCATAGGCTTACGCACGTTAGAACGATTAGCTTTGTAGTACGATGCTACCCTCTTACGATAGTTATCTTTATCAGATAGGGCAATAACACAATCGCTTACTGGTGCTTCTGCTAGAAGCTTCTCTATCTGTTCCTCTACACGTAACGCTACGTCCTGTTCAAAGCAGTGCAGTGTCCATAAACCATCTCCCCAATTAATAGGGGTCTCTGCTGATGCTGCTGCCTTGTATGCAATGATGTCACCATCAATGAGCAAAAGGGTCATCGTCAAACTCCTGTCCTGATTGTTGTTGTTGCATTTCTTTTAGTTGCTGTAGTGTAACTACTTTAATACCTGTCATTACTTGTACGTAGTCAAGGTAAGCTTCCATTATCCATTTGATACAGAGGCAGACAGTCACACCCATGAAGCAGCAAGTTAGTATCATCTTCCATAAGAAATCAAAGTCCATGCTGTATGCACTCCTTCGCCTGACCCACTGACATCTTGAACCATTCACCTCTACGCTCTGCTACTTTCTCAGCAGCTTTGTGGGCTAACGCTTCTGCCTTACGTCTGTCTTTTGTATTGACAGCATACATAACTTTGTAGTCTCTGAATGGGCTGCTAGTTTGGTAACCATTACACCTGTCTTCTGCATCAACAGCCATACCTATCTTTACCCACTCAGGCCATGCTGAGTTAGTAATGATGTACACCTGTCCTTCTTTACTACGTGTGTAGTTCTGAAGACCAGAGAAAGCTGCCTCATCAAAAGACTTGTAGTTACCTGCCTTGTATAGTGGATGAGACTTTGGTATGTACTTACCATTAACAAACATTCTTTCTGGATTATTATCCTTATTGTTATTAGCATTATGTCTTTTATTATAACAATCCTTACAAGTTTTGTTGTTATTCTTTTTAAAAGATGGTGACCAGTTATCATCATTTAGTTCTGTGTCACAATCCCTACAGGTATTAGTGGGTGTCTGCCCAGTTTCTTCCATACTTGTACTCGCTGTCAAGCTGACATCTGAAGTTGAAGTGTTGTTGGACATCTCGCATACACTGTTGAATAAGTCTGCCTGTTTCATCTTCTTGACCTTCCTTTACTACTAACTGTACCTCATCGTGAATGAACGCTACAATCTGTGCGTCCAAGTTTGCTTCCTTGATAGCACGTGATATGTACACGTACCATGTCTTACAGATTATAGCACCAGCACTCTGTAGTAAAGTGTTCAGTGCAGCATGGCTGTGTCGGATAGGAATGATACGTCCATCCAATCCTTTAATCCAACCACGCTCATCGGCTGCTGAAGATACAGCATCCTTAAGATACTTCAGGGCAGGTAGTTGTTTAAGAAACTTGTTCTTAATACGCTTACCTTCCTTTGCTCCCTTACCAATAATCTTACCAATCTTCTCATCACCTGCGCCATACAAAAATCCATATATGAATGTCTTTGCGTTGGAACGTGTGGGTAGACCAGCAGCTTCTTGGTTTGTGGTATGCACATCACCACTAACTACCTCATGTGAGTAAGACCCATCATCGTAAGCAGCCATGTAATGAGCAAGGCAGCGCAACTCCAACCCACTAGCATCAGCACCCAAGAGGGAATAACCTGAGGGTGCATGAAACAGAGACCTACACTCCTCACCAAATGGCGCACCCACGCTAGGAACTTGAGCCATGTTTGGGTTGCTGTGCGTACAGCGCGAAGTGACAGCACCCATGTGATTAACTCTTCCATGAAGTCTTCCTTCCTTCTCCATCTTGAGCCAAGCCTGTTTGCCTGTAGCTATCTGACCAATACGCTTATTTAGTAAGAGGTACTCATTGAGTAACTGTGCCTCAGGCATATCTATGTTAGCTAGTATATTCTCGTCTACCTTAGGCTCTCCTGTATTTGTAAAAGCCTCAGGCTTCCACCCTCTCTTCATCAGTCTATCTGCTATCTGCTGACGTGATGCTGGATTGAATGGAATAGTCTTAGTCTTAGTCTTGAGTTCTACAATCGTAGGCTCAAAGGTATCCTGTAATTCCTGTTCAATGTCCTGTCTACGCTGCGCCAGTTCTGCGTACAGTTTCTGTGCAGTAGCTGCATCAAAGGGGAATCCATATTCCTGTTGCTCCAACAACAGAGTATGTAATTCTGTCTCTAAGTCAAGGGCATCTTGGCTAAAATTTTTTGCCAGAATTTTTTGATATAACTCAGATGTAACCTTCGTGTCTTGGACACAGTACTGTAACATCTCTGTGGTGTAAGTTCCAAAGTCCTGATTATCACTACCGAAATCACCTTTTAATTCTCCTAGTCTGTATCCCCAAGCCTTCAGGCTATGACTACCTACCAGCTTCTGAGGGAAGTTAATCTTACTGACCAACTTAAAGTCTAATTCCTTTATGTCAGGCCAGATTGTCCTAGAGTATACCAAAGTGTCAAGAATCTGTTGTCCATCTTCCAACTCAAAACCATACAGCTTTTTCAATACTGCTAAGTCATAATCAATAATGTTATGACCTATCAACATCTCAGCACTGGCTAGATGAATCAACCCATCCTCAATACAAGTGGGGTCAAAGGCGTACACTTCGTTAGTATCTACATCTCTTGTTACAATGCACCACACCTGTGTTACATCATCCAAAAGATTATCTGCTTCAATATCAAATATAAGTTTCATGCTCTGTCTCCGCAGTAGCTAGTTAAAATTCTATGTCATCCTCATCTTCATCAAAGATTGTCTCAGTCATACGTCCAGTATCTGAACTGTATAACAGTGAACAACATAGTCCTGTCTCACCAGACCACCTGTTCTTCAGAACTCTAACGTGGCTGATGTGAGGATTGTCCTTGTCCTGTTGGTCACGCTCTAATCCAATCACCATATCTGATAACTGTCCTATTGCTGCTGACCCACGTAATTGTGACAAGCTAGTTTGTGCGCCATCCTCATGTCCTCTGTCACCAGAGGGACGCTTCAAGTGTGACACAAGTATCATACCACAGTTAAGTTCCTCAACTAAGGCACGTAGTCGTGTCATTGTATTATCAATTAGTCTCCTCTCATCTCCACCCTCAAGACCACTGACTACGATACTAATGTGGTCAAGGATAATGTACTCACATCCACAACCATGCACTAAGTATCTTATCTTGTCAAGTAGATTATCGCTATCAGTAGAACCCCAATGGTCATAAAGATATACTCTACCAGTTCCAAGTGTAGCATTGAAAGCATTTCTCATCTCCTCTTCAGGTACGTCATTAGACTGTAGATGTAGAGGCTTGTTCATCTCAATGGACATCAAGCCTAAGGCAGTACGCTTCACGCTCTCCTCAAGAGCAATGTAACCCAGTGTCTTACCATGCCTGATAAGGTTATGTGCAAACTCACGTGCGAGTTGTGACTTACCAATGCCAGAGCCAGCAGTTACTGTGGTTATCTCACCCATGCGACAGCCACCTGTCTTCTCTTGCATACCTATGTATGGGTATGGAACAGAGTCTCTGCTGTCATCTTCAGTAATGATATCCCACGTATCAGTACCAGCTACGATACCATCGGGACGATAAGTTCTAGCTTCCCATACAGCATCAATGAGTTCCTTAACTCTACCTGCCTGTAACATTTCATTAGCATCTTTAAGTGGTAGAGATGCTATCTTACATTTGTTAGGTGGTAGTACAGAAGCACATTCTTTAGCTGCCTTCTGCCCTGCCTCATCCATATCAAACATGAGTATAACATACTCGTATTTGGATAGCCATTCAATAGCTTTACCTACTGCTTTCTTAGCAGAGGTACTGCCAGAAGGTAGTGAAACGACAGGCCACTTGTGGTCTTGTACTTGCGATAGAGATAGTGCATCTAGTTCACCCTCAACTATGGTAATGAACCTACCACCATGACCATCACGCCATAGATGCTCACCAAACAGTGAGACATCCTTAAGATTTCCTATAACAGAGAAGTCCTTATTAACAAAGCGTATCTTCTGTGCCTTTAGTTCTCTTCCTCTGTTCCTATAATTAGCAACCTGAACCTTCTGTCCTCTATAGTCAGCAACACCATACCCCCAAAACTCACAGGTCTTCTGCGTGATACCACGCTTGGGTAAATCCCTGTACTCTACATCTAGGAATATAGTATCGTGTGTCTCTAACTTTGCCATCACTTCCTCAGTTGTATCTGGTGGTGTTAGTGTCTGACAAGAGAAGCAGTAGCGTTTACCAGTGCTATACAAAGCGTTGGCATCGCTACTGCCACAGTGAGGACAGGCTTCATGCCTGATAAACTCACCATCCTCAATCATCTACTTGATTATCCTCTGCCTCTTCTAGTATGTCTAGCATAGTCGCTAGTCCTCTACGTATCCACCTCATTACTTCAGGTGGGTACTTGTCCTCATCCTGTATCATCATGTATGCCATGTCATCATAGTCTACGTGTTCAACTACCTCTGCCTCATCTACATAGACAGAGATACGCAGACCATCCTTATTGAACTCAGCTTGGACATCAATCTCAGATACAATCTCTTCTGTAATATCTACGATACTCATAACCAATCCTCAGGTATAGTTCCTTCACTATAGACAAAGCCATTACGCTCTGCCCACTCAGCGCAGGTCATCTTTGACCCATCCTTTCTTTTCTTAGCACCCTGTATAGTAGCGTCTGCCTTCTGGAATACAAACCTGATGTCCAACTCTGGATGCTGTGCCTTGACAGCCTTCATCTTTCGTTGTGCATCCTGTCTGAAGTATCCCTTCAACTCTACATACATAGTGCCAAGCTTTAAGTCAGGTACGTAGTGACGCTCCACATAGTAGGCCAACTTCTCTGGCTCATACATATATGGAACATCACGCACGTTCAGGTCATCAATGACCCTCTCCTCAAAAGTCCCCTTCGGCATCAGCAGCATCACCAAAGATATCAGAGGCATCATCCTTTGCTACTGCCTGAGTAACAAACCCATCCTCTTCATCAAAGAGATTGGACGCACCCTGATATTCAACAAGGTCAATCACCTGCACACCCTTCAAGCGTAGGCTAACACCTGCTTGTTTGTTTGATGGCATATAGTATGGCGAGGCATCTAGTGCAACCTTTACAATAGAACCATTACCAATCAGGGTGGACTTGTCCAGTGGTGTACGCTTTGCATCAACAACCATTGGCTTTTGTGTGAAGGACTTACCATCACGTGTAGTACCACCAGCTTTCATCTTAACCTTGAAGAGAATATCACCAGTTGGATTACCCTCTTCATCATACTCAGTTTCGTATGGGGTACGTGTGGACAGGGAAGCTTTTAGTTGTGGCTTCTCCTTGACTAGCTTGGTTGTATACTCGCTGAGTATTGTATCAAACTGTTCACACACTTGTGCTGCTTCTTCTTCAGGGATGGACACATTAATTGAGTACACTCCTTCAGGATTAAACTTAGTATCTGGTTGAAACACCTTCGCCCAAGTTGCTTTGCCTTTTAATATAACCATGTATTTTCTCCATAAAATTTTACGTATGGCATAGATGTAACTTTAGAATTATGCAAAGAAATAATCTGACTTAAGTACATTGCGTAAGTCCAAGTTACCTTTACTAGGTGGCAGAGGTATATCCTCTGTACCTATAGTTTTTATAGCATGGTCTCTCAACTCTGTCAAGACATCATGCTCCTCGTACATATTAACAAACTCTTCCCTCAGTATCTCAGACATCTTAGGCATGAGTGGTGAGTGTGTACCATAACTGTCATGCACCATTGCGAAGTCCTCAATGTTTTGTTCAGCACATCTGTTAATAGTCTTGGTCATAGCAGCAGCATCTAACGAGTGAATAAAGTTAGGGCTACTACCTAATCCAGTTCTCTGTTTGTTTACCTTGTTCTCAATCTCCTTTGGAAAAGATAGAGACACAGTGTTACCATTGATATGTGTCTTTATTCTCTTCTTCTCTAAGTCATGGTACTGCTGTAACACCAGCCATCCAGTAGGTGTTACCCATTCCATGTGCTTGTTGTGCTGTGCATATACATCAGCCACATCCTTAACATAATCCATTACCTTCCTTGCTGATGTAATCACATCCTCAATGGATGACCAGATGTGTTTGGATATGTAGGCACTAGCCTCAAACAAGTCATCACCAAATGGGTTGGGTGTACCTTCCTTAATCTTATCCTGCATTGCCTCAACTATGTACTGCCTACAGGCATGACGTGTACCTGAGTAGGGTACAATCATAACAGGACGCTTGGCTAGTTTCCTGTCTACACCAAACTCAAGGCACAGTTTAGCAAGAGGGTTATCATCCTTCTGCATTGTGGCCTTTGCTTGTTCAGCTACCTGCGTGTAGATATCCTGAGGTAATTCAGATGGTATCAGGTTGGTAGCCAGACCACCACGCTCATCACGTAGGATAGCAGAGAGATGCTGAAGTCCATTGCAACTACCATCAGCAGATACAGGGAAGCGTGTCTCGTACCCCCAGCCATGCTTGAGTAGTCCAGCCATCTCATAGCACCAGCCTAGAAACTGGAAAGGTTTATCTGCCTCAGTCCAGACCAGACAATCGTATGGGTTGGATACTATCCTGTGTACCCACATCTCAGCGTAGTCCCAAGCCCAACGCTCACGCTCATCAAGTGTTACCTTGTCATTACCAAACAGGTTAGCACCATGAATACACAACCAACGTGCGTCATCCCAACTGTTGATGGGTAGTGCATAGCTAAACTCTAGTAGTGACTTGCTCCAATCGGCTGACTGAGGTGAGAGGAACGTACTACCTGCATACTTGCGTGACCTAAAGTCATTCTGCCACACATAGTAGAACCTATCATACCTGCTGTACTGTTCAGCAATCTGTAGGGTACGCTCTACTTGTATACGCTTGCTCACACTGCGATTGTTTTCGGAGTAGATATGGCTTCGCTTGCGTGACCAATTACGAAACGCTACCTTCTCATCCTCAGTCAATTCTTCTTTCTTATTATCAAATGGGTAGGGTGGTAGAGGTAAGTCCTCTCTTGGTGGCAGCTTACCAATCTCTGCACCATTAGACCACAACTGACGTACCACTTCAAGTACCTTTGTGTTGATACGCCACTCAGTTTGTTGCAGTGTATTGAGACACTGGTATTCCTCTGTTATATCACAGTCTCTTAATCTATTCAAGTGTTTTCTCAAACTCATCTGCGCCTCACTATTGGTAGCTTATCTATCTCATGCCCATGATACCCACCACCTGTAACATCTGTCCAGTTCTTAGGTGGTATAACACATGGTAAGTATCTAGGTCTGGCTGTCTCCATGTAGCTATTGAAAGCAGCAATCCATTCCTTTGTCTCTTGTTCAGGTATAACGTAGGTAGTCTTGCGCTTTCTCTCAGACTGCTGAGTGTGTAGCTTGACGATGCCTGTCTCTCTGATAATGATGTCCACCATCTTGAAGCCTACGTGTACACGTTCTGACTTATCCCATGCTGTATCCTGTCCATCCTTATTCATCTTGTGGGTAAGGCCATAGCGTCTAGCACCATAGGCTTTCTTCATTGCTTCCTTGATTGTGTTCTTAGCTATGTCACCATCATCAGCTATCCATCTGTCTAGTCTGTCTTGTATTTCTATTGACCCACCAATAGACCTAGCTATGAACAGCAGTGTGTTCTTTCTACTGAGACCATCAATCAGTGTGACCAGTGATAGGTATGCTACCTGCTCTGCATCCATGTGATTGATACGCTTCCATGCTATATCTCTTGATGTGTTTGTTGGGTTGGACAACCACTCAGTTATACCATTGGATACATCAGCCACTAGCCTAGCTATGATAGCCCTGCCATGTGCAGTACGTGCTTCCTTGCCAGCCTCTATGGACTTGTCTCTCTCTTTACGAAAGCGAGTAATCCCACCTGTTATCATGTCTGTTTCTAATTCTAATTGGTGGTCAATTAGTTCTTGGTCTGTGATAGCAAAGCCATCGCTGGTTGTTTCTAAAGTTACATCCATGCCAGTACCCCCTTTGAAACTAACTATATTATTACTAAGGTATACTAGAGTATACTAAACATACCTGCTACACCTATCACCAGTACACCTGCTAACATAACTATTGTGAATGGTATACTAATATCTTTGTGATTATTATACACACCATACAATGTAGTACCTATCATACAAAGTATCCAACCTGTTAGTACTACAGTCATACCACTTCACCATAGTTCTGTAACATAAAGGTTTCATAAGGTGTATCTTGTACTACATCAGGCTCAGTAGTCCATTCAGCATAGCAGTTATGACAGTAACATTCAACCTTATGGTCTACTGCATACAACTTCTCAGCTTCACCTGAGTTACAGTATGGACATCTAGTGTATCCCAAACTCATTCCACTTCTCCTTGTTTCTCATCTTGTTTCCATCCTCAAACCCATGCTTGTACTTGATGTGGTACTGAGGCTGCTTGTCCTTGTTGTACTCATTGATGTACCCAATACCATGATAGGCATTGTGGTATCCCATTACATACGCATCATCATACTTGTTTCTCATACTGTCTCCTTCCACCACGTTGGTGTGTCGCTGTAGTTCCAGACTGCAAACTCAGACTTCTCGCCTATGTAGTATGCACGATAGGCATCTACTGAACAGTCAGTCTTGTATTGGTCAGGCATACACTGTGGTGGTTGAGTGAAGCCTTCGTCTGGTATGTTCTCTGGTAGTACTGCAAGACTGTCAAGCAATCTCATGGTCTTGTGTATCTTACCATATCTTAGTGTGTAATTCTTGCACAGATAGAACAGCAAGTCAAGTGTCCACTTGTAATGGTCAGCACTAGCACGTACCCATACAGTAGATGGATGGTTGATGTGCGTACACTTATACAAGTCTACATAGTCTGCCCATTCATCCCCATCTAGTACCCTGTGTGCAGTACTGAGTAGCTGTGCTGTCTCAAGTATCATCTTGACTACGTGCTTGTCGCAGTGCATCTCTGCTGCTTCCTCTGCTATCTCGCTCAGATAAAATATGTTCATGCCTGTCCCTCTTCCTGTTGTACTTCTTCTTATCTGGTACGTACTGTGTCCTACGTCTGCTCTGTAGCAGTGCCTTTGCTACTGGATTTATCTTTGTCATCAAATAACTCCTCAGGATATCCATCCTTTAATACACCTGCCCTACGATACAGACCAGCTATGAATAATAGGTAGTCTTCTTGGTCAGCTATCATGTGATAGTCAAACTCAGCCATAAGTAGGTACTCATCCATACTTGTATCACTTGTCGTTGTCATTGTCAACTACTAACTCCAACTCTGGTTGCAATTCTATATCATACTGGTTCAGAAAGTATGACCAATCCTCATTGTGAATGACATTATACATCACATCATACGCATCTGTCAAGTCATAAACCTGTATTGGGTCTCCAATAAATACAAATTCTTTATAGTCATTAGTACCCATCAATGCAATCTCATGTGTCTTATACTTCTGACCTGCTTTGTTCTCGTGTTCCAACTCTGCAAAGGATAGTACTGCATCAAACCCTTTGAGTGGTATCTTAAAATTCTTTACGCTCATTACCACAATCTCCTGTATTCATCCAGTTGTGTATGGCCTACACTTTCCTCATCACGATAGATTTCATAGGCAGTGCAGTGCCACTGTTCTGCTTCTTCATCATACCAGAAGTTCAGGTCATAGTCCATGTATGAACAGTGTCCCCCTGCTGATAGTGGTGTATCGTTTACCTCTTGCCAATCATCTATCTCAGATATATCACCTGTCTCTAACACTTGGTCAAATATCCTGTATGATTCTGCTAGTAGGAAACCATGTGCAAACTCTGGTATGTTTAGTTCACCTGTCATTCTTCTTCATCCTCTTCTATATCAAAGTAAAAGAATACTCTTATATTATCTCCGTTGTCATCACCTACAAACCATCCACTACTAGCATTATCTAAACGTCCTACCTCTTGTGCTGGACAGCTTTCCATCCACTTCCAAAACTCTTTACGTGTCATTCGTCCATCCCCTCTAATGCTAACTTAATACTACGCCTGTTGAATACACCCCCATCAGGTGTACGCTTGTCACCCCACCAGTTAGTCAGTATCCTTACAGCTTTGTTCATGCCTTCACGCTGTACTAAATCATAGGCTGTCTTATATAAATTGTACTCGTTGTTAATCCACAAGCTGACGTTCCAACTGTTCCAACTTGGGTATCCTTCGTATGGTTTAGCCATGCTTAAACTCCCCTAATTCTATGCCCTTCTTTACACCCTGTAAGTACGATAGCATCTGTCTGTATGGTATCCTATGCACTACTATATGCGAACCCTTATTGCTTGTCAATGCCCACCCACCATAAATAGTGTTCAAGTCCAGTTCAAATTCAGTATTCATCTTGGCATTGATTGTATCAAGATGGCTCTGTAATACACCTCTGCTTGCACTCATTGTCTCTACTCCTTAAAGCTATCTAGTATCATCCCTGCATAGGCTATACCTGCTAGACCTAATGCAATCCCTATTGCTACTACATTTACCACTAGTAGTACATCAATTATAAACATCTGTCAAGTCTCCTTATCCAATCCCATGTATTCTACGCCATGCTACCCATGTTATAGCTTGCATCTCAAAAGCCTTCAATGCTCTACCATTGAGCCGCACTTTCTTACCTGCCTTTACATACTCAGCTTGCAGTGTTGCATACTCTTTCTTACCTATGCTGATACTACCTGTCAAGCCTTCACGTACACCATACGCAATGTTACGTGCATGACCATCAATAGTACAGGTATCATAGCCCATGATGTTCTGAAAGAAGCTAATAATCTTCTGCCCATTGAGGATAGTGATTACCTCTGCCTCTGTCTCTGGCATTGCCTCTAATATACCCCAAGCCTTCGCCTTCATAGCGTGATACGTGCTTACCTTGAAGCTGTCAATATCATCACCATTGATGAAGGCTTGCACCATGTCCAGTGTATTCTGTACGTTTCTTTCCCACCTATTATTAGGTGACAAGGCCGCACAAACACCGACCACGATATGTAAAGGTACGTCATAGTCTAGCGCAATGCGATTGCACTCTGCTAGTGCTTGAGCATACCATACAACACCATCACGCTTTTCCTCTGGTGTTGCTAGTCTATAGATTGATATAATGTTCTCTACTGTCATTACTCTACTCCTCTTTACTATACACAAGGCACAATGCCATGATAAAGCATTGTCCCCTGTAAGTCAAACACGTAATGACTTAAACTGTCCTGTCAGTACATCACGGCCTACCATTAGATAGCGTGAATTACTGGACATTGTACCCTTGCGCTTGCCATAGCGATTAGTCTTGCGTCTAAACAGGACTTGCTCTGGTTTAACGATGGTGATTGTTGTTTCAGTGTTACGATTCTTTGCCATTGTTATCTACTCCTCTGGCTATACAGGCACACCATTATGCCTTGTGTATAGTAAGAGATAGGGCTTTGTGCATGGCATACGCGTAAAGCTACACTCCACCCTATCTTGTAGCATCTCTCCGCTATACTGAATTATACCGATTACTTTATTCATCTACTGTTATCCTATTGCTAGGTCTACCACTTTAAGCTTTTGACACCAATGATAGCGTTACAGTATAGCAGGTAAATAGGTGCTGGTTTTACAGCTTGGCTACCCAGACTTCACGTGATACGCTACGCCCTTGCGTTTATGACATACTCTTGCGAGTGTTAGCGTCTATTACTGGTGCAAGTTACCTAGTATGATTAAGCTATCTGGTTTTATCTGCCTTTCTGTTTATCTTGTCTATATCGTTACATACTTTTCTAATCTTGTCTAGGTTTTTTTAGTCTTTCATTTATCAATCGGATAAAACCTAGAAAATCCCTTGATAACTTATAGCCCTATTCTATTGACCTAAGGGCTGGCCTGTATTGTATAGCTATCCTCGCTAGGCACGTTTCACTTTATAACCTTATCGTCTACTAGGCCAAGCCCTTGTCTCTTTGGTATAAAGCTTTATTCGCTATGATTACATTAAACAACATTATTCAAACATTGTCAAACAAAAAAACAAATAAAATTAAAAATAATTTAAAAAGTTTTGGACATTATATAGTATATACAAAAAAAATAGATAGAGAGAGACAGAAACACCCAAGAACCCAAGAAGTTTAGCCTGTACTAACTTTATAAGAACACCCTAGAATCCTTAGGTATGCCATAGAATCCTATGCAATCTATGCGCGAGTGTTGCAGAAATGCCACAGTGTTGCTAAGGTGTCACAGGGGGTCACGCGGTTCTACTATTATTATATACCCTCTCAGATTTTTGTAACTATTTTAGGTCACCTAAGGCAATACAAAAGAAATACCCATATCTAGCCATCAGCTAAGAACCAGAACAACAACAACTATAGACCACTATAGAACACCCTAGTATTACTAGGGTATTCTTTAGTATATATTATAGTTAGTTTCAAAGGGGGGCTTGTCCTAGATGTAACTTTAGATTTGTATCCACCCATCATTGCTAGTAGATTTACTACCAAAATTGAAGCTAGACATGAACTTATCTAGTTCTTCATCTAGTAATTCTTCCTTACGTACCATTATCTCGTTATCAGCATCAGCAGCCATCTGGTCAACCCAGTACTGTACTGCCATAGCTAGTACATCAAGTCTATCATCATGGGCTAATGCACCACGTACCTTCGTGATACGTGTCATCTGATAGGTAAGCATATACTTAATACCCTTATCAGGTGGCATACTCTGTACACTATCGTAGTCTTTCTGTATTACCTTAGGGTCTATTATAAGCCTATGCTGGTTCATAACAGGTTCTAAGGTGTCAATGATACGACTTTCCTTCTGTGTATTATGCCTGACCTCTTCTATGGTACATGGATAGGTCTTAATCATGTATGGCTTTAGCAGTTCAGTGAACATACCATCACCAAAGTTACTCTCAATGAGTACCATATTGACCTGATGTATCTTAGCTAGGTCTGTAAGGTGCTGTAGTGTAGCGTCAGAGTACCCACCCTCAACACCACCAGCATCCACCACGTACAGAAAACCATTAAGCATCTTAACAACAGCATAAGCTGTCTCGTCACTACCTCTACCAGAAGGGTCAATAGCCAGAACAGAGCCAGTATACTTAGCCCTACCTATGGTATCCTCAGGTGCGTAGTACTTATCTCCACTCAGACCCACGTTAGGAATGTCAGACACTGGCTTCATAATACCATACACCATCTTTTCAGGTGCTGTATCCTTGTCACAAGACATAATCATCAAGTCTGCTAGTTTAAGTGGGTACTTATTAGCGTCAGATAGGGAAGTGTCCAGCATAAACTGCAAAGCAAAGCCACTACGCCCATAACTTAACTCTCTTTCCAGTAGGTCTTCGTCATCAAAGCGTTTCTCGTCCGTAGGAAGGCCGTAGAGTGCGCTTCCTTTGTCCTGTAGTAGGTTGTATAGCGTAGGAGCAAGACGGCCACCATACGCCTTCTCAGCGCGTTCTAGGGTAGGATACCTAGCTGGCCACACTCTCATCTCATATCCACGTGACAGGAGTACGTTATACAGGCTCATCTCGTTCTGAGGTGTACCAAGATAGATAATCTTACCATCAGGCTTAAGAACAGCGTCAAATTCCTTAACAGTCTCCCCAAGCTTCTCACGCATCATGTGTGTCATGGAGTTGTTTGGTACTTCCACGTCATCAGCAATGATGATGTCAGCACGTGAACCTGTAAGCTGTCCAGTAACACCCACAGACTTAACTGAGGGACTACCAGATGCTTTAGCTGGTGCTACATCAAAGGCAATCTTAGACCATCTCTGTCCATCTTTAGCAATCAAATGCTGACATATAGGAAGTTCAGTGATGATACGCTGCGTAAACGTAGAGAAGTCATCAGCACGTGCCTTAGACGCTGACACAACCATAAACTTAAGCTGTGGGTCTAGCAGTAGCTGGTGTACTACGTATGCAGCAGTGATGTAGGACTTACCCACACCACGAAATGCCTCAATAATACTACGCTTGGGACTTGTCTGCAAATAATGTGCAATATCGTACTGCACTGGTGTAGGCTCTGGTAGACCTAAGTGTTGCCATACTAAGTATGTAAAGTTCCTAAAGTCTCTCAGAGCCTCAGGGATTGCGTTCTCTTGTTGCATAGTGGGTATGTACCTCTCAAGGCTCTAAAGCCTGTCAGTGGGCTTCTATGAGCGATTAAACAGTATTCTATTTGCACATACATAGCAGAGTAGTTTCATACCCTCAAATAGCTTTGGAATGTACTGCACATTCTTACAGTGCTTGCAGGTGTGTTTAGTCATCATATACTACTTCAATGTCGTGTGCATGGGCATCATTTACCTTTGCCCACACAGCGTTGATAGGTGCTACAGAGAACTCCCACGTAGCAGCTTTGTCACCAGCTTGTGCTGAACCAGCTAGGTTCATACCAGTAGTAGGGGCTGTGTTGTTGTCACTGAAGCCAATAGTAATGTAATGGTTGTCGTGGTCATTCTGTATTGCTAAGTACATACGGCTAGGGTTATTGTCTAGTATCTTTACCCAAGATTGGTCAGCAGGTAGCGTGATGTTCTTAGAGGCTAGACTAGCGTTGTGTCCTCTCATTGTACACTCTCCGCTACCTCAAAGGGTAGGTCTTTCAGTAGGTTGTCCATAGGGCTTTCAGCCATGATAACGTCAAGACTAGCACCATTGTCCTTGAGAAACTTGACAGCTACTGACAGTTCTGATGCTGTAGCTTCTCCGCTACGTACACGTAAGAGTAACTCTTGTGTTACAGCTTCGTGTAGAATATCCATCTGTTGTTTTTGTGTCATTGCCACTCTCCTGTACGTATTTGCTCAGTAACTTCTACTGCACGTTGGCCTACTTGTTTAGCCCACTTACTGTTCAGAAACTCGTCTGCTGCCATATCGTACTTTCCATCCTTTAGCAGAGCCATTGCGTTTACGAACTTTGCGACTGTTCCTATCCCTACGTTGAAGGTAAAGTTGATAAGGGCTGCAAAACGTACCTCGTCTAGGTCTTTCGTCCACGCAAACCTTCGTGTCAGTTGTACTACTGCCTCTTGTATGTCGTGTTCTAGAAGTATGTCTGCTTCTTTCTCTGTTATACCAACATCGTCTAAGTTTCTTCCAACGCCTATAGTACATTTGCCCTGCGTACAAAAATAAGGTTTAAGTTTGACACCTTCGTGCCGCTTCAACTGCTCTATTAACTTTGTCATGCTTTCTTCTTGTATTTATCTGTGTTTTTCTTAGGAAACCCAGCTTGCATATTCTTATATGCTTTAGCAGAAATTGTTGACTTACTCTTTGGGCGGCTAGTGCCAGCCTTCTTACGTTTGTTAATGTTTTCGTACAGGCTCATTTTTTAATCCTATATACTATGTTTACACCAGTGTTTACCATTACAGCTACTAGTGTTAAGATTTGCAAAAATATACTTATTAGTTCTAGTTCCAATTACTTCTTACCAAACATCTTAGTTGCACCCTTGATACCAAAGCTTGCTGATACGATTACACCAAGAGTATATTTGTACCAGTCAGGTGTTTGTGCCAACGCCTCAAAACCCCTCTCCACGTAATCAACAGTGAAAGGTAGGAAGCATAGTAGAAGTGGGATTGAAAACAGGATGGTAAGGTACTCGTCTTTCCAGCTACCTTCTGAGTTCTTTTGTGCCGCAATGTCCCAATCAATCTCACCTGCAATCTGCTTCTCCATTAAAGTAGTTTCTGCTTCTATTTGCACAAGCTTTTGCTTTGCTTTGGCTTTCTTAGTTTCTACAAAGCCAGAGATAGCATCACCTGCTATACCTACTAAGCCTTGTACTAGTAGGTTCATCATGTCATATCTCCCTTACGTTCACACTTAGCACCAATTATTCCATACTGAGGTAGTAGTGATTTAATACTATTTACCATCTCCCCAATACGTTCTTCACACTGTACTCTAGTAGCCTTTAGTCCCCAAGTGTCCTCAAACTTTAGACACTGTTCAGGTGCTTGTAGCATACAGGCAAATACAATAACTTTAAACATATTATAGTCCCTTCAAATATAAAGCCCACCATATCAAAGCTATAATACCTACCCCCATTACTACCATAAGCGCAGCTATAATAGTAATCTCTATTATCTTACGCTGTCTCTTTCGCTTTGCTTCTGCTGCTGCTAATCTTTTCTTTCTTGCATCTGCTTGGAAACGCTGCCAATCACTCCACAGGTTTGGTCTACCTGCGTAAATCATCCACTGCTTAAGTTCTTCTTCTTGTTGCTTAAGTTTTTCTAGGTGAAGAAACTCATCAAGGTCAGAGTGACCCTGCCTCTTACGCTTCTCACCCCTCTTACGCAAATCCTCAGTAGCATTTACGTAGTCACTAACTTTGTCAGCACAATCAACTAGTTCCTTACCATTCATAAGAAACTGCTTTATGACGCTGAAAGCCGCATTTGCGGCAGCGATTTCAGCAAGCATCAGACGCTCCTATCTAGTGCGTCTAATGTTTTGCATTGGTTGTTGGTTTGGTGAGTATGTGCGAGAACCACTATCATTGGTAGAAGCACCAGCACTAGAAATTCCTAAGACTTTAGCAAGACCCTTGAAGGTCTCTTTAAAACCTTTTGGTTTAGTTTTTACTTTGTATTTATTTGTGTCTGCCATTAGTATCTCTCCACATCTGATATATCTTAAATCCCAAGTAGCAGATGGACATAACCCCCACTACCAAAGCTACCCACTCGTTCAATTCATGCAGCCACAGAGGTGCAGAGACCCCACCAACGGCTATAGCTAAGTCGTTCTGGTTCACCCTGCAATCTCCGTTACACATATCATTGAAATACCGCGCTCCATGTCAACCGCGTCTGTATCTGATACACATCTGTTTAAGTAGTAATTTATAGCAGTGCCACGATTATTTT